TAAATCCTTTAAAACATATTTATCTGGATTTATGGATTATGAAGTTGTTATGAAATACGGTAATCCATCTAATTTTAATAAAAAATTATTTTATACTTTCTCAAACAAATATATTGAAGACCCATATGTGTATCAGGGGTATAAACAATCATCACCTAATACATTACCAACAGCAACACAAAGTCCTGTAACATTGGCTCAATCAAAGGCTAATAATCCACAAACATGGAAAACGTTAGAGACATATGTTGGATTTTCTGAAATACCACAATTACAATATAAAAATACCGGTTCATATATAACAGATTTCTTTATTGATTTGGATGTACAATTTAATGAAAAGAATGTAATACAGTTTGCTCCGATTATAAAAATTTATGCAACTCAAAAACTTAAAAAGAATAACATCACAAGAAGTGAGTTTTACTCATTAATGAATGATTATTTAAATAAAAATGAAGATTATATTGACACTGTTCTTGATTTGGAATTAACAAGATTAAGAAATAAATTACCGAATGTTATTGTAACTCCTGATAGAACAAGTGTAAAATCTGATTTACAGGGTGAACAAAGTAGATACGAACTTTGGGACACGTTCAAATCTATAAACGATAAGTTTATTTCGGGGAATGATTACAAAACTAAAACATTATTTGAGGATATATTATTATTTGATAGGGCAAGTAGGGATGTAGGTCAAAAAATTTATGCTGACATTTTTAAGGTGAAAGATTTAATTGAGTATGGTAAGTATAGTAACACTATGTTAGATATGGTAACTACAATTTTAACTGAAAATAATTTTACTTATTTTACTATGCCGGCATATGCTAACTTTTATAATGTACAAGATGTTAGTAAAAACCCAACACCAAATCCTGAAGGAACTTTAGAGTTTGCCAATTCGTTATTTGGTACATTTTTAAGTTTGGACTATAGAGATACAACCTCAAAGTTTTTATGTTTATATGCTAACAAACCTAGTGAACACTTAGCGATGAATGATAATGTTGATTACCGTTTTAGGGACGATGCATTTGATTTAAGAAGAGCAAGTGATAATCCTTTACTTGATAATCTAAACGGAAAAACAGATTGGGACAAGTCAAATAAAGTTGTTGGATTTAATGTGGACATTGGACCTCAAAACCAACAAATATTCAAACAGTTTGATATTTCTCAAGATCCTGGTATGCCGACAACGGAGTCATTAGAAGTATTAAACCAAATGGCAAACTTGAATCGTAATAGAAGTGAATCAACACAGAGTGTTTCATTATATAATCTTTATAGAAATAGAAGTTATAAGTGTAACATTGATATGTTAGGTAATGCAATGATTCAACCGATGATGTACTTCAATTTAAGAAATGTTCCTATGTTTAGTGGTCCATATATGATTTTAAAGGTATCACATAGAATAAGTGAAAATGGATTTGATACAGAATTTGAAGGTCAAAGACAACCATTTTATAGTATACCAGCAATAGATAAATTTTTACAATCACTTAATACTAAAATTTTAGAAACGATAAAGGAACAAATTGTAAAAGAAGAAACGGCATTACTTGAATCTGAAAGTAATATTCTACAAGAGCAAAGTGACATTATTAATAACGCAAATAACGGTAATGGATTATTAACAACTAATCAAAACTGTTCGGATAAATTAAATAGTTCTTATGTGAGTTATACAAATGAAACTCCGGTTAAAACAACATTAACTTTAAAAAATGCGATTGATATAATCAAAGTTGAAATGAATAATGCTAATATTACAACAAACAATCAAACATTAATGTTGGCGTTTTTATTCTCTGTTATGTATATTGATTCATATAAATCCGATAAATTTGAGGCATATGGTCATAATTATGGATCAATAAGATTAGATGTTTCTTATGGTGGAGCAGCTTCTCTTATGGAAAATAAGTACTATTGTGTTAATCAAGGTACTACCCAAAATATACCTCTTGCTACTTTTAGTACTGATAGTGCGTTTATTAGATTTGCTATCACCAAATTTAAAGAAAAACTTTCTTATATACAAAATCAACCATTATCAACTGAAGATGAACAAATAAAGGCTTTATCAAAAACATTCATATTAAGATGGCCTGTTAACCAACCTGATAATGTATATGAAAAAATGACCGAACAAGATAAAAAAACAGTGGAGAATAAATTCAGGAAGGCATTTGATACTGTTAAATCAATAAACTAACAAAGTGTTTTTTTTTGTTTTGTTAGATATTTATAATAAAAAAACTATGAGCACAAAATTAATTTTAGACAACTATCTTGGTAAGAATACCAGAATGTCAGAGAAAGATGCGGGTAACGGATTTAAAGAGGTATGTGATTTAGATACCGGGGATTGTTATACAATAAGAATGAAAGATGGATTAATTGAGCGTGTGGATAATACAATGAACACACATAAAAAAATCCAAGTTGAAACTAAAAGTGGAATTAAACAATTATTAAACGGTTAAAATGGCAATAGATAAAAAAATTTTAGAAGAAATTAAAAGACATAATAATATTAATAAATATATTATGGAACAAGGTGAATTACCACCACCTCCGGCTGAAGCGGCTCCTGCTCCTGACGCTGGTGCGGCGGTTCCCCCACCACCTCCGGCACCCGCTGAACCAACACCTCAACCTGTGGATATTGAAAATGATCCTGATGTTGAAGAAGTTGGTAATGAAACTGAGGAGTTAGACATTACAGATTTAGTTGATACTCAAAAAACATTTTCTGACAAACAAGAAGAATATTTTAATAATCTTTTTGATCAATTAAAGAATCTTGAAACTAAATTAGGTGAGATGGACAACTTAGTTAATACTGTTAATAGTTTAGAGACTAAGATTGAAAAAATGAGACCTAAAACACCTGAAGAAAAATTAGAATTAAGAAGTTTAGATTCGGGACCTTTCAATCAAAAATTAAGTCAATTTTTTGACGATAAAATGGATGATATGGAAAAGTCAGGAAAAAATGAATACGTTTTAACCAGCGATGAAGTTGAAGAATTTTCACCAAGCGAAATTAAAGGAAGCTTTGGAGAATACGACAACGAAGACGAAATGATGTAATATATGAGGTGTTAAAAAACACCTCATCTTTTTTTTATATACCTTATTGACTACTCTATTTTTTATAACTATATTTTCTACGTAAACCTTTAATAAATATATACACAATGGCGACAAAAAATTCCTTTGATGCGGTTTTGGCTCAGTATGAGAGTTCAAAACAAAGTGGTTCTTCTTCCACTTCAAAATTTACACAAGAAGAAAGAATGAAAAAGTATTTCGCGGCAATCCTTAAAGACAGCGAAAAACAAGGACAAAGAAAAATCCGTATTTTACCTACAACCGATGGATCATCTCCTTTTAAAGAGGTATGGTTCCACGAAATCAATGTTGATGGTAAATGGCAGAAGTTCTATGATCCGGGAAAAAATGACAACGAACGTTCACCTTTAAACGAGGTTTACGAAGAGTTAATGTCAACAGGTCGTGAATCAGACAAACAATTAGCAACACAATATAAAGCTCGTAAGTTTTACATTGTTAAAGTAATTGACCGTGATCACGAAGAAGACGGTGTTAAATTTTGGAGATTTAAACACAATTACAAACAAGAAGGAATTCTTGATAAAATTATTCCAATTTGGAAAGCAAAAGGAGACGTTACCGATTCAGATAATGGTCGTGACTTAATCCTTGAACTTACAAAGGCAAAGACACCAAAAGGTGCAACATACACGGTAATTCAAACCGTAATGTATGACGATCCAACACCAACACATGAAGATGCTGAACAATCATCTACTTGGATTAACGATGAGTTGACTTGGGAGGACGTATATTCTAAAAAACCTGTTGAATATCTTGAATCAATTGCGAGAGGAGAAACTCCTCGTTGGGATACAGACGCAGGTAAATACATCTACTCAAATAGTAGTGAATCGGAAGTATCTATGGGAGGTTCAACACCAAAATCAATTAATGAGGTTGCAGATCCTCAGGTAAATGATGACGAAGACGAAGATTTACCATTCTAATTAAAATAATAACTTATACTAGGACACTTACATAGACAAGGTGTCCTAGTATTTTTAAATCAAAATAAAATGAATAAGATTTCAGAAAAAATGTATGAGGCATTGACCTTAAAGTATCGTTCGGAAATGGCGGAAGCGGAAGCAACCTTGTTAGTTTATTTTACAAATCCTGTTGGTATTGGAGAACATCCACAACACATTGAGGAAATGGATAAATTGGTTGAGAAAATGGTTAACGCACAAGATAAAATGAATGCATTAGAAACATTCCATAAATATAATTTCAATTAATATGGCAATTAAGAAAACAGATTTTAGTTCATTGAAGAAAAAATTCTCTTCAGACGCAAAATATAAACCACAAAGATTTTTTGATCTTGGATCTGATTTCTTGGATGCGGTAGGTTTACCTGGTCCTGCTATTGGACACCTTAATATGTTGTTGGGTCATTCTGACACTGGTAAAACAACAGCACTTATTAAAACTGCGGTTGATGCTCAAAAGAAAGGGATTCTTCCTGTTTTCATTATTACCGAACAAAAATGGTCCTTTGAACACTCAAAAATAATGGGGTTTGAATGTGAAGAAGTAGTCGATGAAGAAACAGGTGAATTAACTTGGGACGGATTCTTCTTGTTTAATAACAATTTCAGTTATATTGAACAAATTACAGATTACATTAATGAACTATTGGATGCACAAGAAAAAGGTGAATTAGATTATTCACTTTGTATTATGTGGGATTCAGTTGGATCAGTTCCTTGTAAAATGACTTACGAAGGTAAAGGAGGTAAACAACAT